GTATATATATATATATATATATAATATTATTAGATATAATAAATAATAATACAGGTGCGCATTTTACGCTATAAAAAATTGTTCGTTCGCATCTACAACTATAACATTCTAATTCACATGAGCTATTACATTTTGTATGCCAAATTTCTCATTCAATATATTATTTTTTGTTTGAGGTGCCTTTTTCTGTATTTGTTTTTTAACTTGATAATTGTTTGAGGGAATAATTTTGTTGTTAATAATAAAGTCATCGTTATCTTCGTGAAATTCGGGCAATATCCGTGTCAATGGTTTATCCACAATTAAAAATAAACGATCGCTTCTTAATAATGCTCTATATTCTTGAATTGTCAAATTTCCATAATATTTATCAAGCATATAATGAGGATCAGGCGCCGGTTTGATATTCTTCTTATATTCGTATATTTTCGAATATATGTGATTTATTAAATGATATCTTTCAAATTTTGTTGAGCTGTCAATATTCTCTTCCATTAAATGCGCAACTGCACATTCTGGAGTGCAAAAACACCCATATACATGATAACTATCCTTTATAAAATGCTTTGGGATATAAATTGGTGGACTGTCGAAATCATGTGAACACCAAAAGCAAGCAGATTTCTTGTCTGAAATATTGTTTATATGCAAATCCTTTTCCAAAATCTTTAATTTGCGCCATATTTCGCGCGTTTCATTAGTATTGGAAATGAAATCATCTGAGTCATTTTTCTCTTTAATTGTATATATTTTATTTTCAATGCCATTGTTGTTAACATTATTTTTACCATTATTGTTACCATTATTGTTACCATTATTGTTATTCAGAAAATTAGAATTAGAAACTGTATTGGACAAATTGAAGTTATTATCGTTTAACAATTCATAAGTGAATTCATTCTTAGATTCAAAATTATAAGGGTCTACACTAGTAGTTGTAAAGTTTGAATTGTGATCTCCGCTGCTGTTTAAATCTTTTAAACAGCATTTTAAATGTAAAATAATATTAGGTTTGCTTTCTTGTTGTGGTAAAATAGTTGCACTCTGTTGAATAATTTTTCCACCCTTTGGTTTTCTGCCCCTCTTTTTTATACCCTGTTTAACAATAATATTTACTTCTTGCGTATTCATATTTACAACATTTACAACATTCTCATCCAATTTAATTTCTTCATTTTCATTTTCATTTGCAGAATCTATAACTGCAGAATCTATTTTGAATTCAATATTATTATCTATAATAACATTATCTATAATAACATTATCTATAATAATATTTTCTACAATTAATTGTTTATCTATTGTCGAAGATAGCGCTTGTTCTTTTGCTGCTTCGATTTCTTTTTTTGTTCTTCTTCCTCGTTTAGGTTTTATAATTTCTCCTCCAGCTGCATTCATATTCTTTTTATATTCAAAGTAGTGTAAATTTAAGTTGTTTTCATAAAGTCTTTTTTCGAAAAAAACATTTTCAAAACTATTTTCAAAAACTTTTCTAGGGGCTAAGACTAGTATCTAATGATTTTCATAACAATGTCTACAAACTGGAATATAATTGTCGCTGCCAATTAACATCTGCTGTTTTTCTTGAGTTAATCGAAGTGAAAATATGCCAGGGTTTCCATTTTTGCAAATGCTACACAAAGAAGTCAACTTTGTAACTTTGTCACACAAAGGAATAAGATCTAAAAGATAACCGAATTTCTTTCGTTCAAAATCGCCATCCAATCCAGCAATATAGACCTTTTTATCCTCATTCAACATTTGCAAAACGCATGGATATAAATCATCAAAGAATTGTCCTTCATTAATCAAAATAATTTCCGCTTTACGCAACACCAAATGCATCTCACATTCTTCATCAAATGTTCCTTCTAAAGTCGAATAATTCCATAAGGGCATCAATTCTCCGGTTTGAATGCAAGGGATCATTACTTTGTCATGAGTTGATAACATAGATTCGTGATATCTTTTATCGGCAGCGTGGTTAATTACTGCAATAGGAACATTGCAGAATTTATATTGTTTATATATTTCAAGCAATTTGCTAGTCTTTCCAGAGAACATAGGACCTACAAATAATTCCAAATAACCCGATACTGCTGTGTCTTTTGACATATTGACTCTTTCTCTAGATTGCAATTATTATATGCGGATTATTTTATTTCAATTTTTTGCCAATAAAAAATGAAAAAAAGATTTAAAAACAATATAATTATTAATATTATTATTACCAATAAATGAATTTAAACATAAATGCAACAAATGCAAGCGTACCGATGGTAGAGAAATGGCGTCCAACAAAATTCGAACATATTGTGCTGGATCCACTGAATAAGGTAATAATGAAGAATATCATAGATACCGGTTATTTTCCCAATTTACTTTTTTATGGGCCGCCTGGCACAGGCAAGACTACAAGTATAATAAACCTGATTGATGCGTATCAAGGGAAACACAATTACAATATGAAGGGTTTAGTTATTCATTTGAATGCCAGCGATGAGCGTGGAATAGATATTATACGCAGTCAAATAAGTCAATTTGTGAATTCCAAAGCACTTTTTAATCAAGGGATGAAGTTTGTTATATTGGACGAGGTTGACTATATGACAAAGAATGCGCAACAAGCATTGCGTTATTTGCTGCAAAGTTATTCTAGTGGAGTAAGATTTTGTTTAATATGCAATTATATAAGTAGGATAGACGAAGGACTGCAAAACGAATTTTTGAGATTGAGATTCAATCAATTGCCAGAAACAGATATAATAAATTTTCTCTTAAATATAGCCAATGAGGAAAAATTGAATATGAACAAAGATAAAATACAAATGATTCAACAATTGTATAAATCGGATATGAGAAGTATGATAAATTTTATGCAAACGAATCAAAATCACTCGGATGATGCGACATTTAATATAATAAACAATAATGTATTAGATGAACTTTATTGTAAATTTGAAAATGGAGAGAAAATAAACATAATAATTAAATTTATTCAAAAATTGAGTATGAATTACAACATTGATAAAAAGAATATAATTAAACATTATTTAAATTACATTATTCGAAATAAAAAAGAAATTGTTAATTCAGCGTTTCTTGCTTTTGTGGAAAATATAATGCATTTTCAAGACTGCAAAAACAGTCATTTTATTAATTATTCTATATCCAGTTTGTTATCTTTTACATCATCAAAAAATGTAAATATAAACTGATAAAATTAATTTTCGTTGCGCGTCATATTCGACATTCGCATATGGAGCTTAATCATAAATTCATTTGGGGGTGAACTTTTACTAGGATCAAAAAAATTCTGTTTTAAGCTATAACTTTTATTTACCGCATTACTTGAAATGTGATTTGCATTTAAGTTTTTTTGAATAGGTATCCATTTGGTTCTTTCATCAATGACGCGCGGAATACTCTGAATCATTTATATTATATTAAATAAAGAAAATAATTGAAATAAAATAATTTAAAGAGATATAAAGGCAAATTGAGAATACTAGCAATGGCAACCATTACAACAAACGCATTAAATAAAATAGACGATGAATGGCAGAATTTCCTTTCCACAAAATATAAAAACAATGATGATGACAATGTGTCAGAAGAATTAGATGGAATCGAAAAAGATGATAAAGAAACTATATTATCCGCGGATGTTTCTAAGGGTTTAATGCAAGAAGCTCCTAAAGCGACTGATATTTATATTTCCACAAAATCCAAAATTGCTTATTTGAACCAGCATATTGATCTAAAAACGCTATTCTGGGGAATTAAAGTAATTCCTTACTCAACACCATCCAATGGTATTATTAAAAAACAAATGAAATTCAATTCTTTAACCCAAGAAGAACTCTCTGAAGTACAAGACAAATTAAAAAACGAGACTCATTATGATGAGCAAATAATCACGAGCATTAATAATCCAAATGGACGGATTAAGTTTAAGGATATACGAAAAATTAGCGTGGGGGTTTCAAAAAAGGATATTATGAGTTATCGCTGCAAACCAAAGAGCGCATTTTATAATTGTTTTGTCATGATTATGAGACTCAAGATTCTAGACACATTTAAGGAATTTCATATTAAGGTGTTTAACACAGGGAAAATGGAGATTCCTGGTGTGCAGAACGACACTATATTTCAAGAAGTGTTAAATGCAATTATTTCTACGATGCAACCATTTATAAAAGATAGCCTAAATTACAATCAAAAAAGCGATACAGTTCTTATTAATTCTAATTTCAATTGTGGATTCTTTATTAATAGAGAAGTGCTCTTTGATTTGATGAAATACAAGTATAATATTCAATGCATATATGATCCTTGTTCTTATCCCGGCATTCAATGCAAATTTTATTATAACAAAGATTTAACTCAACAAACGGGTTTACAAATATCAGAGGAGGATAAGAAAAAATATAAGAATATTGTGGAAGTATCCTTTATGATTTTTAGAACAGGAAGTATTTTAATTGTTGGTATGTGTGACGAAAATGTATTATTTACAATTTACGAATTTATTAAGAAGATGTTAGTGTGTGAATTTACAAAGATTAATCAAAAAATCATTACTGCCGAAAACACACCATTAAAAGAAAAGAAATCTAAGATTCGCAGAAAGAGCATCTTTGTAGATGTAACTTTGTAGATATATTTCTAAACTGACTTTGACTCTGATACAGAGACACTAGGTGTATGCGATTTTCCGTAATTATATTTTCTTTTGGCTTTTTTTGCTAAAAGAAATGCCTTCTTTTTATGATTGCAACCTTTTTCAAGTATGTTATAATCAACTGCCGCAGCTTTTCCACCCGTTATTGCACTCGCAAGGCGAGCAAATCCCCAAGATTGCGCGGTTTGATTGGGGCGCGATCCTGATGAATAATAAGCTCCTTCTCCCTTTTTTACAATTTTATCGAGGGAAATTATAGAGCACCCAGTGGATCGCGCCAATTCTGCGGATGGAACTATTTTTTGTATTTTATAGGTTCTTTGCGCATTTTTGATATGTTTTGATGGCTTGGATTTATACGAAGCTATCTGTTTTCTGGTGTAATATTTGCGGCGTTTATACATTTTTCTTGATCTTGCTAACATTTTTATTTGTTGTTTTTTATCTTTTTGTGTCAAATTTTTTGGTAAATAACGAACGGGTATGCGCATTTTTACTTATATCTATACAAATAGCCAAGAAATAAACTTTTCGGGAATGTCTTGAAGGTTTTCGTAAAAATCCGAATGATAAATTTTTTCTGTAAGTTTTATTTCGACAACTTTGCTTTTATGGAATTTTTTCAAAAAAGTTCAATAATTTCAATATATTTTTCTGAAGTAATATCTTTATTAAGTTGTTCAATAAATGTTAGTATAATATTATATGCATTTTTAGTGAATTTTAAATTACAAATTTTATCAAAAATGGATTTTGAATTATTCAAAATGTTATTCATTTCTATTATTTTATTATTATTCAAAAATGTGCATTTATATGTTAGAAATGAAATAATTGATTTAATAATATTATTATAAATATGCAAAATATCAAAATGTTCCGTATAATTTTTGTGAGATGTGTTAACTAGCATATTTTTTCTATATTCATTATTTATATCAAAAATAGTTTTTTTATATACAAACATTGATGCATCACGAGAATTTAATTGAAGAAAAGTGTGTTGTTCATCTGATATTTGTTCGATGAATTCTGCATAAAAATAAAATGCTTTTTGTCCGTGATAAAAAGCCAAATCAATGTTTTTTGAGTAATATAGAATATTGTTAAAAATATGACTGATAGTTTCTAGTCCGCGAATAATAATAAATTTGTCACAATTTACATTTTTTAAATGTACCTTTTCTACGATGAATTTTAAATACTCGACAATCAAGATATTGTGTTTATTTAATATATCATTGATGCTATAATTTAATGTTGATTTGTAATTTTCTACATTATTCAATGAATAAAATGCAAAATTGGTCGCATTCGTATTATTGTTGCTATTTAACGAAATATTCATTTTATATATATATAAAAATACTTTTTCTTTAAATAACAATTTAAAGACTTTTAAAATTTCTATAATATAATGTCAACAACTGAACAAAAAGCGGGAACTGTAGCAACAACAGATACAACAAATTACAGATTACCAAGTGATTTAACTTTGAAACACGCTACCAAATTGGCCATTGTTGAGGATAAGCCAATCATGATGGATTACTGGTCGGCTTCTTTAGACAAGAAGGCATTGGTTGGTGTGAAAGAAACGGGCGAGAAATTATTGGTGAAGTCGGAGGATGAGTACACTTCTCCAATTTCCAAGTTTTACAAGAGTGCGACTGAGTATATTATTATTACGGAGAATTCAATTTATTTGGTTTCATCTGATATTCCTACTCGTAAGATATCTTAACTTCCAATTTTAGAAAAAGTTGAGCAAAATAGATGTACTTTTTTATACTTTTTCAAAAGATTGTTTTTGCTCCACTTTTTTCAAAAGTGGAAAAAGTGGAAAAAGTGGAAAAAGTGGAAAAAGTGGAAAAAGTGGAAAAAAATATAATCATAATGTAAATATGCCTTATGGAAATTTTTATTATGGAAAAACCGGTTTCTTCTTCAAAAAGTCGGGTGCAATTGGGAATAGACGCAACCCATCTTTAGGGGCCATTTGCAATCAACCACAAGATATAAATAATCGCTATATTCCTGGTTCGGGTGTCGGAGCCTCCGGAACAGCGCAACGACGCGCTAAATTAATTCATTCTTATAGAACAGCTCCTCAGAGTTGTGGAAACGGACCAGATCGTCTTGGTGTTTTTGCCCAAGGAGGATCCAATATGTATTCATTGAATTGGACTTTGTATTCTGCTTGCAAGTGAAAAAGAAAATAAAAAGAAAAAGTAATTTTATTATTTGTAATATCTGAAAATAATAAAATATTCAAAAAATGCATTATCAAGCCCCCTGCGAGAATTGAACTCGCGACCTCCAGTTATCAGTACATTATATACAAGACTGGTGCTCTACCTCTAAGCTAAAGGGGCACAATTATAAGTATTTTTATGTCTTTAAGTTGTTTTTAGCAAAATATATTATTAAAGTGTTTCAGACAATTTGGCGATTTGTTCTTCGCTCAATTTTTCGGGGAATGTAACTTTGAAATGAATAACAAGATTTCCATTCTTATGACCTTCTCTCGCCAATCCCATACCAGGAATTACTTTTTGATATTCAGGAACAATAATATTGCCTGCTTGATTATTAATTGAATAATTCTTTCCATTAATATATTTCATATCAAATGAGAAACCACACAAGGCTTCTTTGAGAGAAATAGTTTTTTCTAAAACTAAATCTAATCCGTGTCTTCTGAAACCACTATCATTTTCAACCTTTATAAATATTTTTATGTCACCCTTGCAGTTCTCGTTTGCAATATTACCTAAATCCCTTAACATGATTATTTCGTTATCATCTGAACCTTTGGGAATATTAACATAAATAGTTTGTTTTTCAAATATTTTATTGCCGTTTTCTACAATCCATCGTTCAATCTCTAAAGGGACGCTCGCGCCATTCAATACCTGCTCCATATTTATACAAATAGTATGAATAATTGGCGTTGGTTTTTGAAATCCGTTATGAATATTGATTGGAACACCATTTCTGAATACATGGACATTTGCACCGGGTGGAAAAGGCATACCAGGCATACCAGGCATACCGGGCATACCAGGCATACCTCCCATTCCACTAAAGAATATATTGGCAAATAAATCATCCATATTTTGAAAAGGTGGTGGCATTTCTCCATTTCCATTCATACTATTCATCCTAAAAAATGGATTGTTTCGAACACCATCATATTCCGCCTTTTTTTGAGGATCCCCCAATACTTCAAAAGCTGCACTTATTTTCTGAAAAGTTTTTACCGCTTCAGGTTTGCCAATATTTTTATCAGGATGATATTTGAGAGAAAGTTTTCTGTAGGCCTTTTTAATTTCATCTGCATTCGCGTTTTCCGGTATTTCCAATGTTTTATAATGATTATCTTCCGACATTTATTACTATTATCTAAGATAAACTTAAATACTTTTTAACCAATATAAATATATATTTTACATATTTGTAAAAATGACCACACTTGATTCAAGCCTTTTTATAAATAAATATCAACCCCTCCATTTTAATGATTTTGAAATGAGCACAGAATTAATAGAATTATTGAATACTCTTGTTGAAATGGATAATTTAAATATCCTTTTTATAGGAGATGTTGGAAGCGGCAAAACATCTTTGTTGTCAGCATTAATAAGAGAATATTACAAAAACATGGATTCTAAAATATACCAAGATAATGTTCTTTATATTAATAGTTTAAAAGAACAAGGAATTAATTATTATAGGAATGATGTAAAAACATTTTGTCAGACTTGTTGTACTGTTAAAAATAAGAAGAAAATTGTCGTTCTAGATGATATTGATATGATAAATGAACAAAGTCAACAAGTCTTCAGAAATTGTATTGACAAATATAGTCATAATGTTCATTTTATTTCTTCGTGTAGCAATGTTCAAAAGGTTATAGAAAGTCTTCAATCTCGCTTGTCCATTATAAAAATAAAACCATTGCAGAGAGAAAATTTATACAAAATTATAAATAAAATCAAAAGCGCGGAAAATATTATTATAGAATCGGACGCGGAAGAATTTATTTTAGACATATGTAACAATACTGCAAAAATTCTTATTAATTATATGGAAAAATTCAAAGTATTGAATCGCGTTATAACATTAGAACTCGCAAATCAAATTTGCACAAATATAAGTTTTTTAACATTTGTTGAATACACAAATTCTCTTAAAACCAAAAAATTAAATGAATCTATTGGTATATTATATGAAATATATGACAAGGGTTATTCAGTAATGGATATATTAGATAATTATTTTTTATTTGTAAAGTCTACACACTTGTTCAAGGAAACAGAAAAGTACAAGATAATTCCACTTATATGCAAATATATAACAATATTTCATAATATTCACGAAGATGAAATTGAATTGGCACTGTTTACAAATAATTTAATTCAAATATTGTGATTTTACACCCCCCTTTTATTTACTATTTATATTCATAATATATTATATATGTCAACTCAAATATTTAAAGAAGATATTCCCAATGAAAAATTTCTTGGATTGTTAGAAGATATAGGAAGAAAATCGGATAAATACTATATTGTAAATAACGAATCTTATAAAAAAGGATTATTTACAAATTCTATTCCAAACTTTATAGAACAGTGCAAACCATTTTATCATATATCAAAACAAAAATACTTGGAGAGAAAACTTACATATAATAGTTTTACGACTATATTAAGACAAATATGCAATTATAAAAAAATTAAATTTACTTCTCAAATAAAGTACCATAAATCTAAGTATGATATTATTTATTGTATTTATTGTATTTATTTATGAAAATTTTTATTAGTGTCATTGCAAATGCAATAAATGTAATATATTATAATTATATTTTATATTATTATATATTATTCCCGGTTATAGAAGGTTAAAAAGTATTTATCGTAAATAAAAATGAATTCACTATTTTCTAATTCGTATTATCTTTTGATGCAGAATCAAATAAAAAAAACAATAAAAAAAGTCACATTTTCTAATATTGTATCATTACACCTTATCCCATCAAGGCAAGAGATTATTGATGAAAACTTACTTAATGATTTGTGGTGGGATAAACAAGATTGTACTCGGTTTTATCTAGAATGGCTTGAAGAAATGAGAGAACTAAAAGGAAAACACCCAGATATAACACGCAATCAAATTCTAAAATTATTATATCAACCATCTAATATTTCTTACGATGAATCAAATTTTTAATTGTCTGGATAAGCAAGTCGAGGTGGATAAGGACTGTCTCCCAAATTAATAGGTGGTAACCCCCACACAGGAGCGCCAGATGGTACTTTCCAAAAACTTATCCATTTAGGTTTATCCTTCATTGGTTCAATGACACCCATTTTAGCATCGGGTGCATTTGCAAGTAACAAATATTTAGAAATGATAATTGGAGACTCCAACACTTGAACTGGAGACATTCTGGCAAACCATTCATAATGGCGGCGTTTTAGTACCTCGTTTGCGGGAATGTAAATTCCATAAGTGTTGGAGTAAATATCAATATAATCGTTGGAGAGAAGTTCATCAATTAAAATAGGTGTATCTTCCATTGTTTTTGTTCCAACCAATTTTCCGTCAATAAGATTGATTTGATTTCTCTCAATACGTGCATTACACCAACGATCGAACTCGCCCAAGAATTGACTTTCTGCAGTATAATCCTGCGATATAGTTCTTTGCATAAAATCGATAAGCTGTGATACAATGAGGTTTTCTTTTTGAGTACCCATAAAATCGATATTCGGATAAAAATCTCTATGAGTGGAAGTAATATTGCGATCCACCATTTCGCAAATAAACATTTTTCCGCCAGATGTTCCAATTTGATATAATTCGCTCAAATCGCGCATACACACGAAAGAAGCAGGAACACGAATTCCTCCATATTTGTACAAGAGTTGAGCCATTCCTAATTCTCTCATATAGTGTTTTACGGGATTCGAA